GTACTTTGCTAGAAAAAATATCCCATTTGATAACGGACACGTCAACGTCAGTAGCTTTACAGTTAACTACGAAGAGTACGATGGTTTTGAAGACAGAGGAGAACTTAGTTTCCCTAACCTTCCGCCTAACCAATGGTATATGGTAGACTTGTTTCCCGGCTACAACTTTAATTTACGTGGCAGTGCCTATCGCAGTGATAGCGTAACACCGTTAGGACCGAACAAAGTTCTTATTGAGTTTCGGGGCTACGGCTTATGTAGGGACACAGAAGAAGAAAGGCATACTCGTATCAGACATCACAACTCTATATGGGGACCGTTTGGTCGGAACCTACATGAAGACCTGATTGGTGTTGCAGGTCAAGGTACAACAATGCGAGAGGGCACCGAACCACGGAACATTTTACACGGACGACACGAAAACAGTACAATCCACGATGAAGTAGGTATGCGCCATTACTATTCAGAATGGTCGAAGTGGATGCAAGTGGATGCTAGTAATCCTGCACTAGCAGCATAGACAAATGACTAACAACCAATCAATGAGGAACAAAGATGATTGCAGAAACTCTTGCAGGTATTGCGCTTGTAAAGAGCGCAGTCGATGGCATTAAATCTGCAATTGGCACAGCAAAAGATGTTGGAGAGATTGCAGGACACATCGACAATCTCTTAACTGGTGAAAAGCAAGTACAGGAACAACGGTCACGTAAATCTGGTGCTAGCTTGGGTGACCAGTTTGGTATCAAGTCCGTTGCACAAGAAATTATCGACGCACGACTCGCCCAAGAACAGGTTCAAGAAATGCGAACCATGATTGATATGAGGTTCGGCCCCGGCACTTGGCAATCTATAGTTGACGAACGTGCACGTCGTATAAAAGAAGCAAAAGAGGCAGAGCGTCAAGCCAGAATCCAAGCCCAACGCGAACATGAAGAGTTTATGGAAGGTTTGAAGCAATCCGCCCTAGTTAGCCTAGTCGTAGCAATAGCAATCGGTTTATTCTTTGCATTTATTATCCTACTTCCAAAATAACTTGACTAAATTAAATTTTTAGTCTATAATAAATTCGAAGGGGACTATTATGAAAAAACTTGCTATAGACGCATTGAGGCACAGATATGAAGCTGAGAAAAAAAGTGCAGAATATACTATCGTTAATTACTTCAACAATCCAGCAGCAATTGGGGAGCATCCCGACTTGCTTGCGGAAATTGATAAAGCTCTTGAAAGTTGGGATTCAGCGCAAGGTAAACTTGAAGCTTTGGAAGCGCACGAAGATAACAGATATCAATCGCTGTTTGATTAAGTACGTTGGTTTGGGACTTTTGTATGCAGGTAGACCCTTCACAAAAATAGGCGACTGGTTTTGGAAGAAGCACAGGGCAGTATTAGACTTATTAAATCCCAACTCTTGAAACCTCAACGTTTGAGACGCACATCCCCACCTGCTGTATTGAAAAGTAAAGATTTAAAACAGGTTGGTAAAAACCGATATATCATAGTGAGAAAGTAAACTGATGCCTGTACTATCTAGCGGTTCAAAGTTTGTTACACATGCAACAGCCCTAACAACCACGAGCGATACTGACTGCTACGTTGTTCCGGCAAACTTTTCGTCTCACGTCGAACATGTCCTTATAACCAACAGCGATTCAAGTAATCGTAACTATACCTTAAAGTTTCACGAAGCTGACACGGCTATTACACATACGCTGTTTTCGTCCCATGCAGTAGGCGGTAAGGGGTCTGAATCACTGTTCACATTAGACAAGCCTCTCTTCTGCCATGCAGGTGATAAGATTATCGTGGCTGCAGGTACTGTTAACACCTTGATAGTTGTTGTCGCTGCCGAAGAATTCTACGAACCTCACAGGTAAACCATGAACTATCTCCAACTAATCAACGCAGTTTTGCGAGAAGTAAACGAAGTCGAACTTACTACCATTGCTTCGGCTCGTGGTATTCAAACATCCGTAAGCGATTTTATTAACAAAGCGCAGCGAGACATTATCAATTCTGAGGTTGAATGGCCTTTTACTGTTGCAGCCGGAACAATAACTACTGTAACAGGACAAGCAGAGTACACAAAACCTGCAAATTCAAAGACTATAGACTTCGATAGCTTTACTGTTCAAGAATCTGCAAGCACCGCTGAAAAAGTTTTAAAGTTTATTTCATTCAATGAATATCTAGAACGTCTTAACGAATCAGATACGAATCCGAATGCAAGTGCACAGGCAACACCTCAATACGTGTACTTTACACCAGACGAAAACATTGGTTTGTCCCCCGTGCCTGATGCGTCAACTTATACAGTTCGTTACTACTACTATGCTACGCACACAGACATGACAGCAGCAGCAGATGTTCCTGTTATACCGGAGCGTTTTCATGATGTTATTGTAAACCGTGCACGTTACTACACCCACATGCTTCGTTCTGACACTCAGTTTTCTCAGCTTGCTTTGCGGGATTATGACGGGGGGTTAAATCGTATGCGTGTTGAACTTATCAACCGCAAGGATTACATGAGGGCCGTATAATGCCAGATACCTCGCTACTCAGTCCCTTCGTAGTTCGTTTAGGCGGTGGATTGGTTTTGGATAAAGATACGTTTTCAATCCCCCCCGGTGCTGCCCTTCAACTACAAAACTTCGAACCTGATATTAATGGGGGCTACCGTCGTATCAATGGATTCGATGAATATGATACAAATCAGATAGGTGGCTCCACTGGTACTATTCTTGGTGTACACATTTATAAGAACCAAGTTATTGCGTCTAAGGGAACGGCAGTATACAAAAGTTCAGGCAGTGGTTGGACAAGCATCGATACAGGTCGAACTAGCGCAGGTCGATATACCTTTGCAACATTCAACTTTAACAACACAGAAAAAGTAATATGGTGTGACGGAGCGAACAGACCCTCTTCGTATGACAATACTACTGTAGTTGACTTATCTAACGCACCATCTGACCCAAAGATAGTTGCAATATATAAGAATCACGTGTTCTTTGCAGGTATGTCCACCAACCCACAAGAGGTAGTGTTTAGCGCACCTTTTGATGAAACGGACTACACAGCAGCTAACGGTGCAGGTTCGGTACGAGTAGATAGCGCAGTAAAAGGCTTGAAGGTTTTCCGCGAACGGCTGTTTATTTTCTGTGAAGATGAAATATTTTCTTTAGCAGGTTCGTCCGTTACCGATTTCCAACTACAGCCTGTAACTCGTAAGATTGGCTGTATCGACGGGTTTAGTATTCAGGAAATAGCTGGTGACCTTATCTACCTAGCACCAGACGGTTTGCGAACTATTGCTGGTACTGAAAAAATTGGTGACGTTGAACTTGGTACTGTGTCGAAACAGGTACAGCCCCGCCTCGACAACGTTAACACAGACCGAATTTCATCTGTCGTGATACGAAACAAGAGTCAGTATCGTTTGTTCTTTCCGGGAGATAGCCAAGCCCAGACTGCAGCGCAGGGAGTTATCGGTGTAATTAAGGCAGGTGTTGAAGGTGGCATGGGCTGGGAATATGCGGACATCAAGGGTATCAAACCTGCTTGTTGTGCATCTGGATTCATCAGCGGTACAGAGACTGTGATTCACGGTGGCTACGACGGTTACGTGTACAAACAGGAAACAGGTGACACGTTTAACGGAACGAACATCCAAGCTATTTATCAAGGTCCTGACTTTACAATGGGAGATGCTGGCATCAGAAAGATGATGCAGCGTATCATTTGGAATTATGATAACGAAGGCTCTGTGGATGCAGATTTCCGTATTCGTTACGACTTTAGTTCGTCAGAGACACCACAACCAGCGCAGTATCCCCTGACTACAGGTGCCGCTGTTGCTATCTACGGTAATACGGCGTCTTTGTTCGGAACAGCAGTATACGGTTCAACAGGTACACCTCTAGTTCGTCAAAGCATCGAAGGTAGCGGATTTACTGTATCAGTTCGTTTAGATGATAAAGACGGGGCCGATTCAATTTCACTAAAAGGATACCAACTGGAATTTACTCCGGGCGGAAGGAGATAATCAATGGCAGGATATACCAGACAATCCACGTTCACTGATGGCGACGTTATTACCGCCGCACACAGTAATGACGAGTTTGACCAAGTTCTTGCAGCATTTAATAATACATCAGGTCACAAGCATGATGGCACGGCGGCAGAGGGTCCGGTCATTGGCTTGATTGGTGACCCCGGTATTGCCACTCCCAAAAATAAAGTTGTAGTTGACGATGCGAACAATCAGGTCGAATTCAACATTGACGTGTCGGGTACATCTACCGAACAGTTCGTTGTAAAAGACGGTGTAATCGAACCGACAACGAACAACGATATAGACTTGGGTTCGTCCAGTAAACAATTTAAGGATGGTCATTTTGCTGGCACATTAAATGTTGGTGGTGTAGCTGTCGGTGGTGGTTCGTCTATAGGCACAGTTCTTGATGAAGATGATATGTCTTCAAATAGTGCCACAGCCCTTGCCACCCAGCAATCTATCAAAGCATACGTCGATACACAACTCACCGCCGAAGACTTGGATTTCCAAGCAGATAGTGGTGGTGCACTTAGCATAGACCTAGACAGCGAGACACTCACTTTTACTGGCGGAACGGGTATCGACACTAGCGGTTCAGGTAACGCTGTAACCTTTGCTATCGACAGCACTGTGGCTACCCTAACAGGTTCGCAAACTCTTACAAACAAAACGATAGACGCAGACAATAACACTCTGTCTAATATTGAGGTAGACAACCTTAAATCTGGTGTTCTCGACACAGACCTTTCTAGCGTTGCTGGAACAGACACTACACTTGCTT